ATTGACGAAAGCATCAATAACATCTGGTTTCAAGAGGCATTCCTATACAGCGATAAACTCAAGACTGCTGGTCAGGTTGACTGTATTGCGGAATGGGATGGAGAATTATCAGTAATTGATTTTAAAACATCTCGCCGACCTAAAAAGATAGATCAAATTCAAAACTACTTTATGCAAGCATCCTTTTATGCCGCTGCATTTTTGGAACGAACTGGAGTGCCAATCAAACAAGCAGTCATTCTGATTGCAGTGGATGATAACGAACCTCAAGTTTTTAAAATTAACACTTTCGACTACCTGGAGCACTTTTTAGCAGTACGGAAAAAGTATGATGACTTATGATACAAGCACTAAAATGGATAGCAACAGCAATGTTCCTCACAGCAGGAACTCTCTTATCTCTTAACATTGCCATTTCAAAGATTGGATTTATTCTCTTCTTTAGTGGTCATATTATACTGTTCTTTTTGTTTCTAAAACTTAAGGACAATCCTATGATAGTACAGAATGGATTTTTCATACTTATTGACGCCATTGGTATATACAGATGGTGGTTTTAAAAAAAGTTAAAATAAATGCAAATAAATGGTTGACATTTGCTCAAGATGGTATATATTAGTATTATAACATATTAATGAAGAGGTTTATATCATGTCTACGGAATTAAGAAATGTTCCAGATTGCGTTGCCAATAACGAATTGACACAGGTTCGGTTTTGGGGTGGTCAAGACCGCCGGACTTGCATACAGGTCACTCAACGCAAGCCAAAGAATGATGACAATCATTCAAGTAAATTCTTCAACTCATTGCAATTAACCAAGCATCAAGCAAGAATGTTGGCTGTAGAGTTGATGTTGTTTGCAGAAGATCGTGAAGTGGAGGAAGTGTAATGTTGGCTTATTGTGACTATATAGCAGATCGAATCAAACGTGGTCTGGAATATGATATACGTGAAAATCGGCCATATACTAAAGTTGGTGAAGTAGGTCCTGTCAAATTGGATCTACACCTGACCGAAGGCTATTTCTTGTCTACTAGAAAGACAATTCACGTCTCTGATTTAAATGGCAAAATGTATAAAGTGACTATCGAAGAGGAAAATGATTATGAAAATTAAAGGTGCAATGTCCGTCCTACAACGTCGTGCTCAATTCTATGGCAAACCACTTGGTTGGCTACTTGATGCAATGGAAGCAGGTATGGATGAAAACATGACTGTAACAAATGCATTTAATGTATACAAAGCGGAGATGCGCCGTGGACTTTGATCAGCGTCATGGTGGACCTTATGATAGAGGAACGGCTGATAGTTACTACGGCCGTGGTTTTAATCCTCACTATTTTAAAGGTTCATCATACCTATCAGATGCTGTTACGATTGATGATATGACAGCAGAGGAAATTATGGCATATAAAGCCGGCTATGAGGATAATGATGCTGCCGGTGATTTTAAGGAGTGGTAATAATGACTTTGGTCGAGAAATTAGTTTACAGCGTAGGTTGCATTATGGTTATTGCATGTCTTGGCGCTTATTTGCACCATATTTGGAGTGATTGTTTGGCTGAAAATTCAATCCTTACTTGTATGCGTATGTTAAACAAATGACATATACTGTAAACGGCAAAAAATTCAACTGTGTGTTTGATGCTATAGAATATAGAGATATGCTTGACGCACACTATATAAAAGTAATATGGAAACAATCATGAATATTTTTGTAACTGATATGTGCCCCGTGATCTCAGCACAAAGTGTTTGCGATAAACACTCTTCAAAAATGGTTGTCGAGTCTGGCCAGATGCTATCAACAGCACATCGAATGTTGGATGGGCATATGGAATTACGTAGATCCAAATCTGGCAAGCGTATGGTAAAATACTTTGTCCATCCCAACAGCAATCTCGAAGCCGTTCTTTATAAGGCGGTTCATCACTATCATCCCTGTACTGTATGGTCCATGCAATCAAAGGAAAACTATATCTGGCATTATAAGCACTTTGTTGCTCTCGCTGAAGAGTTCGAGTTCAGATATGGAAAGAACCACATGACTATAAATAAACTTCGTGAGGTTCTTAAAGCACCTCCAAGCAATATTCCTAGTTTGGGCCTCACTGAATTCCCTCAGGCTATGAGCCACTTTCCAGATTGTAAGGTAGAAGGTAATCCAGTACAAGCCTATAGGAACTACTATCATATGGCCAAACCTTTTGCCAAATGGGAAAAGGGTAGGTCTGCACCCAATTGGTGGGAAGGTTACAAAGGGATCTAATGGCTAAAAAAACTAGATACATACTCATAGATAATAAGCTTGGTGTGTTTTTAGGATCTTATTCAATGCAAGACTTTATTGAACCAAAAGCTATTTTGGAAGGTAAGGTAAACATGCTCAAGGAAGATCCTAGATCATATGCATTATTTGCCAAACATAATCCATTCGGTGTGACAGATGCTGAATCATTTGAAAGCAAGGAAGAGGCTGAGCAATTTATCCGTGATGCTTTTTTTGATGTGAAGGATGTAGGGCTAAGTGCCCAGCCGGTGGATACTGATCTTGATGATCCAGATCTAATTGATATTATAAAAGCAGGTTATGGCGATCACACATTTGATATGCTAGAAGGATTGGAAACTTATAATGACACGATACACTAATGAGTCTTGAACAGTTCTTTGATGAGTCAGATGCTCCAGCAAAAACACCTTGGGGTTCAGCCGAGGAGCAGGAAATCCGACTTCGTATAAAACTTTGTGTAGCAGCATATGCTTACGAGATTGATAATAACAGCATTATGTCAGATTCTGAATTTGATGGAAAATGCCGACAGGTAAATCTTAACATTAAGACAGGAAATAGAAAACTAGACAACTGGTTTAAGAAACACTTTGATCCTTCAACGGGCCAATGGATCCACACACACCCAGAAAAATATAAGATAAAGTATGTGTACGAAACTTGGTATAAGGAGAAGGAATGAATGTTTACCATAGAGATGGATCAGGACGAAACGTGCATCACTATACTGGATGACTCTGGTGAGCTCGATGATGTTGGAGTACTCTTGTACGAAGATTATTGCCATATTAGGCAATGGAACGAAAAGTCCCAAATGTTCGATGTAGTTACTCTTAAACCCGAAATGTATGTGAAACTGATGAAGGCATGGAAGTTACCAGAAGGATCGTACGTAATGGAGTCAGTGGACGTTAATTACAAAAAAAGTTAAAATAAATGTAAAAAAATGGTTGACATTTGCTCTAGATGGTGTATATTAGTAGTATAAGGTTTAAAAACACACACAGGAGATAAACCATGGGTACTTCATCAATGATCGCAAATTACAATGAAGACGGAACCGTAACAGCTACATATTGCCATTATGACGGCTATGTTTCATATAACGGAAAAATGTTGGTTGAGTTCTATAACACACCCGAGGCAGCTAAGGCTGTTGCAAATGCAGGTTATCTTTCAGGGTTAAAAGAAGACCTACAAACATCACTTGATGGCTCAGTCCATTCAAACCAACCCACTGTAACATATAACTCAGTTGAAGACTTTTTGGCAGAAGGGCGTGAATTTGCCTGTGCTGATTACCTTTACCTGTTTGATGGTGATGCTTGGTTCTTTACATCAACCTCCGGTCCAAAAGGCACATGGTTGATGGAAGAAGTTGAAATAAATCTTGCCGCTGCTGCGGCATAAAATGAAAAATAAAAGCAAAAAATGGTTGACATTTGCTTTTAAATGATATATATTACTTATATGATGATTAATAAACTTGAGGAGATTACATCATGGCACATAACCTTGAAATCGTAGCTGGCCAGGCTCAAATGGCATATCGTGAATCAAAAGGCAAGCCTTGGCATGGCCTTGGCACACCCGTACACGACTTTATGACTCCACAAATGATGATGGAAGCAGCTGGTCTTGACTGGGAAGTCGAGAAGGTTGACACATTTATTCGCTATAAAGGAGATAATGTTGCGACTGGTACACAAGCTCTCGTACGCTCAAGCGATAGTAAGATCTTAACCCAGGTCGGTCCTGGATGGAATCCTGTCCAAAATGCTGAGGCTTTTGACTTCTTTACAGAGTTTGTTTCAAATGGTGACATGATTATGGACACGGCTGGTTCCCTGAAGGACGGTCAAATTGTCTGGGCTCTAGCTGATGTTCGTGATGGATTTTCACTGTTTAACGGTGACGATGTAAAGGGCTACCTTTTGTTTTCAAACCCACATCAATATGGAAAATCAATCGACATTAAGTTCGTAATGGAACGTGTCGTTTGCAATAACACTTTGACCGTGGCATTGAACGAAAAAGGAATGCCTGGTGTTCGGGTTAACCACCGTTCTGAATTTAATCCCCAGCGTGTAAAAGAGATCCTTGGTCTTTCTCACACACGGATTGGTCAGTTCGAAGAGGCTGCAAACTTCCTTGGCTCCAAGCAATACAACAAGTTCGACCTTCAGAAATTCCTTGCTGAAGTGTTCGGTGAGTCCAAAAAGGAAGGCAAGGAATTGTCTCGCACAGCACAACGTGCTATGGACATTGTGGAATCACAACCCGGTGCAAACTTCCGCCCAGGCTCATGGTGGAATGCATACAATGCGGTCACCTATATGACTGACCACGAGCTTGGCCGTTCAGCCGATACTCGGATGACATCTGCATGGTTTGGTACAAATGCCAAGCGTAAGGTTGATGCTCTAAATGTTGCTCTGGAAATGGCAGACGCATAATACGATAGGTTTTATGGCTTTTCCCCTTAATGAAAGGCCCTCTAACATAGAAAGGGATGTATATGATTGGAAAGTTTTTTAATAAGGTTTCAAGAATGGGACCTCGTGAAGTAATTTTTGCAGGCATATGGCTTGGTCTACTTCTTATTTTAATTGATACGGCAATGCCAGGCCGTGGCTTTTTTTAGAATAGATCAACATGGAGGAAGCACCAAAGGCAAAGTTAATCTTACTTACGGATATTATCGAGCAGAAGCTTCGTAAGGAAAAGGAATTAGAGTTTTATCAGAAGGAACTTGAAAAGCTTCAGGAGAAAATGTATTGGCTCGGTCGTGAAATCTCCTTAAATGAAACCATCATTCGTGTGATTGAAAACGAACAAATTATAGATATAAAGGAAGGTTTATCTAAGAAACTGTTAGAGAGGTCAGATGAATGACATGGTTTTTAATAATATTATTCGCATCGTGGGAAGAATATCCACTTTATGTATTTACGGATCCCACATTTGAAAGCAAACAGGAATGTCTTACATCCGCTAAAGATAAAGAAGATGTAAAGAAATATGTTTATAAATTGTTAACAGAGTTTGGAAGACCAATGCCTATAGTAGGTGTTGGTTGCGTTAATGAGGATGAATTGGAAACTATTTTAAATCAAATCAAGATTGATTTTCAAATGAAGGAACCAGGAATCGCAATATAATGATGACACCACTTGAAATTTCTGAATATAAAAATAGATGGATGGCCTCTGGTGCAAACTGGAGGGTATCCGTTCATAGTGATCTTGCGGACCGGGCTAAAGCCTGGTGCAAACGACACCTTGATAAGCAGAGTTGGCATATAGTTCAATGGACTGATGTTTACGCACATACATTTTACTTTGAGGATCAGCTTCAAAGTCAAAGTTTTGCCATGGAATTAAACCATAAATTTGAAGGTACGTGATGCAAGAATCATATCATAATTATATGCTTAGGCGTATTAGAGAAGATCGTCAAAAGGAGGAAAATATGGACGGCCCTTTTAAAGCAGCATTTGATTCTCACACCACTGGAGTGGTTCGCAGAGAGATTATCACATATCGCTATATAAATGGAATAATGGTTAAGGAAACCGCAACTCGTTCTTATGGACGTGATGGGGATTACCACGATACTATTTCCACATTACCGTTGCCAGAGGATGTGCCCGTGAAGACAACTGATCCACGGCAACTTAATTTATCTATTTAATTAGAGGATTTATGACTTTACCTATAGAAAGAACGAATGCCGTTCTAAATACTGAAGCCTTTCTTATAGATCTTTTAGACCCGAAGAAAACACCACGGGTCCCAAAGGATATACGCAACCGTGCAGCTAGATGCTTGAGACATTATCCTTCTTACTATAATATGGCGAACATGAAAGAAAGTTTTGAGGAGAAAGATTATGAGAATTATTGCAGGTCCATGTCAACATGAATCTTTCCCACAAAGCTTAGAGATCGCAACAGAATGTAAGCGTGTTTGCGACAAGTATGGCATTGAATATTACTTCAAAGCAAGTTATGACAAAGCTAACCGTAGCAGTATGCAGGGTAAACGTGGGGTGGGTATGGAAAAAACACTCACTGACTTCCTTGCACTTAAAGTACAGCTGGGTGTAAAAACATTAACAGATGCACATACTGTAGAACAAATTGGACACATTAAGAATGTATATACTCATTCTGTAGATGCAATCCAAATTCCTGCATTTTTGTGTCGACAGACTGACCTTATTCAAGCGGCATGCAATTCAGGCAAAATAGTAAATATCAAAAAAGGACAGTTTATGGCACCTTGGGATATGAAAGGTGTAATAAGTAAATGTACAAATGCTAAGGAAGTTTGGATAACTGAGAGGGGAACAAGTTTTGGCTATAACAATCTTATCGTTGATTATACTGGCCTTATGTATATGCTCGACAATTTTGAACATGATATTGTTTTCGATTGTACACACTCTGCCCAAAAACCCGGAGGACAGGGTGACAGTTCAGGTGGCAATCGTGATTACGTGCCTGGGTTGGCTCGTAGCGGGGCTGCTCTTGGGATTAAATCTTTTTTCCTGGAAGTCCATCCTGAACCTGATTTAGCACCAAGTGATGGTCCTAATATGCTTAAACTAGAAAATTTTGAGGAGGTAATACGTGACATCATCGGCTATTCTTATTCCCGCTAGATATAACAGTACACGTTTCCCCGGCAAGCCGCTCTGCAAATTGGGTGGTAAAACCATGATCGAGAGAGTATATGAAAAATGTAAAGCAACAGGATACGACACGTTCGTACTTACAGATGATATGCGAATCGGCAGGATATTTGGTTGGGAAATATGTTGGATTGATCAAAAGGCTTTTAACAGTGGCACCGAACGATGCGCTGATGCTATTGGTAATGATTTCTTTAATTCTTATGATCAATTTATAAATGTCCAAGGCGATATGCCAGATGTAACAGAAGAGATGATTGAGAAGTGCATTGAGCAACTATCATATAATTCTGCAGTGAGTACAGTGTACACAGATATGCCTGCTTGTATGCAGAATGATCCAAACACAGTTAAAATGATACGAGCATATCCAAGTAAAGCATTGTGGTTTGGCAGAGGCAATACAGGGTACGGCGAATGGCATCTAGGTGTGTACGGATATAAGCGGCATGCATTAGTAGCATATCCTAGCCTAGAGGTTACACAAGAAGAAAAAATAGAACAGTTGGAACAAATACGTTGGTTAAAGAGTGGATGGCAGATTGGCTGTAGTAGGGTAGACTTTGACGGAATAGAAATTAACACACCTGAAGATGCAGACACATGGAATGTTAAGGAAGGGATAAAAAATGAAAGCTGGCAAGATATGGGGCCAAACGGAATTGATCCATGCTAACGGCGTATTAGAGTTTCATCGTATCGAATATAAAGCAGGATATAAATGTTCAGAACATGAGCATCGGTATAAGTGGAATGGCTTTTATGTAGAGTCAGGACAGATGCTTGTGCGTGTATGGCAAGATGATCAAGGATTAGTTGACGAAACTATTCTTAATCCTGGAGACTTTACACAAGTTAAACCAGGTAAGATTCATCAGTTTGAAGGACTGGAGGACGGTGTAGCATTTGAACTATACTGGGCTGAATTTAACCACGATGATATTGTTCGTCGTACAAGTGGAACCGAAGTATGAAAGTCAAAATAGGAAAGTATCCAACATTTCGCTTTTACCATAACTGGTTATACAAGTGGTTTGGGTACACACTTAAACAGCGAACAAGCATAAAGATTCACAACTATGACACTTGGAGCATGGACGATACTCTTGCTCCTATCATTCTGCCTATGTTAAAGCAGTTGAAAGAAACTAAGCATGGCTATCCAGGAAACTTGACAGAACAAGAATGGGATGATATACTAGATGAAATGATCTGGGCGTTTGAAGAAAAGTGTAAAGATAATTGGCAAGACCAATATTACGGACCGCACATCCCAAATGATGGTGGCATTGGTGATTTTGAATGGATTGACCGAGATGGATTAGAGAAGCATCAAAAACGTATGTCCAACGGATTCCGTCTATTTGGTCGCTACTACGAAAACCTATGGGATTGACAAAATAATTTAAAATAATTACAAAAAAATGGTTGACATATGCTCATAGTATGATAATATAGTTATATAAGGTGAAAAAAGGAACTATATTATGAAAAACCACGTAACTGGCTACACATACTCAGGCAAAAATGCAGCTATCCTTGCAGCTGTTGGTGTTGACTCTGTCTGTACCTTCAAACAAGCTGTTCGTGAGATGGGTGTGCCTGGAAAGAACATGAAGGGCATCAAAGCTGTTGCTTCTCTGTTCCGCTTCTCTAAAGAATTGGATGATGAAGGCAATCGCAAGATGATCTGGTATTCAGTGTTTGATGCAAAGGCTGTTCTTTCTCGGAAGGCAGCCTAAAAAAGTTTGAAATAAATGCAAATAAATGGTTGACATTTGCTCAAGATGGTATATATTAGTACTATAAGGTGAAAACAGAGGAATACATTATGAAATATCAAATCTTCCAAATCCGTGTTACAGAAGCTGAAGTTAACTTAATCAATAAAACTGGCGACTTCAATGCTGTGCCAAAGTTTGCAGCAAAGCGTGATCTTGATTTTGCTGAAATGCGCGGTACCACAGTTGAGGCTCTTGCCAAGGAATGTTTTGATAATGGTTACTACACTCACGTTGCTAACATCACAGGTTCTGATTTAGAAAATGTGTTTCATATCGGCAACATGGGTCCTGAGGAAAACATTGAGCGCTTGGATCGTATGCATTCAATTTCAGTTGGTGATCTTGTACTTGACGAGAACAACATTCTTTGGGTTGTTGCTAATTTTGGATTTAATGAAGTCTGTGAACTGGAGGTAGCGTAATGTCTGCTCTTATTAATCATCTTAATGAACTGAATGCCAAGGCACGTGCCTGGATGGATGCAGAGGAAGGTCGTTGGACTGGATTCTACATTACTGATCCAGAGCACTGGGCCGACATGGACATTCATACTGTCGAGGACTTTGAGCGGTACGAGCTCCAGTCTACAATCTGGGACACCTATAAGGATGTGCACGGCATCCGCCCTCGTTTCATGGACTTTGACTCTATGTCTATGGAAGAACTCCAAGCTGAAGCGGATCATCTTTTCACCGCCGCTGAAGCCCATATCGAATATGAAGAACTACTGAAAGCGGAATCGCTGGCAGAGTTCAAGGAATTGGTCCAAAAGACCATAGACACGGGAGCAGCTGATGAAAAAACTGCTCTTCGTTGGTTGACCACAGCTGAAACATTCTATCATGGACAGTGTGTTGAAGCGTGGGTGTACGATCAGGGCATCCTATTTACTGACTACGGTCGTGAATTGGTAAAGCGGCTGATGAACATTGTTCGTTTCGAGGATATGGAGTTAGTATGAATATAAATGATTTTAGATTTACAACTATAGATGCTGAGCCTTTTTATGAAATGCCAGAGCTCACCAGAGTCAATACTGGAATTGATGACTTTGATGTAAAGGAATTCCGTTTTTATCTATCCGATAAAGTGGATGATGACGTAAATAACTTGTACCAAGGTGCTCGTTTGTTACGCCGTCGGTTTGGCTTAAATAAGGAAGAGGCAATGGAACAATTTAAAAATTGGCTCAAAGAGGAGAACGAATATGACTTTTCTTAATAAAGGTAATTTGTATTCAGCAATTTCAGTACTGATTGTTGTGTCGTTATTTGTTTTTATTGCATATGCAATGGCCTTTGCTACGACATTGCCAGACGTATATTACAGCTATTCTACCGACGAATGTGTCAAGGTGGTTAATTATGGCACCGAATATACTTGTGATAACCTTCCCAATAAATTCATTCACGTATGGGTGGAATAATGTCACAATTGTATAAAGTTGAGGACCTATTCCAGGACGATCCTGAGAACCCAGATCAGCTTCTTTTCAATATCCCTGACGATATATACGAGGCGTTAAATCTAGCCGAAGGTGACACTATGGAATGGGAGATAAAAGGCAATAGTGTAATCCTTCGTAAAAAAGACGAGTCAAAAGACGAATATGAAAAGGCTCGTGCTCAAAAAATTATTGACAATCCAGGTTTTGAGGTGTGACAATGAATGATAAGTATGGAATAAAAGCATATCAACCAGATGCTGGATGGGTATGGGTTACGGAAACTCAGCGCAAAGGGATTCTAAGAACTCGTACAGTTGTTCGTAGAGAATTTGATAGCCTTGCGGCTGCCGAATTGTATTCTGAACAAACTGCCGGTAAAACAGCAGTGGTTAAACTTGGATCCTCGGATGAGAAGATGTTTGATGGGAGGTCTTCATGAAATATTTTATTCTTGAACCTAAATGGAAAAAATCAGTCTATGAGAGCGAACGCTTCAAGAAAGTGACTAGTGATGGAACTGCCATATATGCTACCCGAGAAACTTGTTGGCGATATGGAAAATGGGTAGTGAGTGTTCCTGAAACAAATGAGGAATGTGATGAATATCTTGAAGGACACGGCATGGATCTGGAAGACTTTGGTCAGACCTATGAGGAACTCAAAGAATCATTGATGCCTTCCGAGGATGAGGAAACAACCTTCCACGAAATGGATGATTATGAACATGAGTTCATTGAAACATGGGATGGCTGTAGTGAGGATTGGTCAGTTCACGTTTGGGGTCCAAGCAAAGATACTGTTGATGTTGTTACACTACAGGAAGAAATAGAAGAACGGTGGAATGAAGAATACGTCGAAGGGATGTATGAACATGGTTTTGAAGAGGACGGCTTTTGGGTTGAAATCCATTGCCCAGTTATTTTAACTCCCTGTACTAAAGATGGTACCGCGCTTGAGGTAAATAACTAAACAGGAGGATTACATGTATAATTATTTAATCGAATATGCACCATTTAAAGCAATCAATGAAACAGATGATAGGCAGCAAGTAGTCTTGGATTGGCCTACGTTTCAATTGGTAGTTACCGAAGATTTTGATGATGATGCAAACACAGTTGTATATGATATGGCAATTTTAAAAGAGGATGAAAAGGTCTCTGAACATGGAATTGTTATTGAGGAAGATAATCTGCATCATGATAATGCCGAGGTAATAGTTACAAATTTGTTAATTGAAAATCTGTGTAGAATTGCAGGAACTGAACCAACACCTTTATAGGAGAACTTTATGTCTTTTGATATAAGACATGCAAATATACTTGATGTAGACGCGGCTATACGACACTATGAGAAAAAGGATGGGGTTACAATTACTTATGTGTGTACGACCGACCTGCGTCAGTCAGATCGTCCAGCAGATGTGTTCTATAGGGAAACACCACACCCGGAATTTGGTAATAAGTACTTTGGCCTAATTAAAACAGGAGACAGTATCTATATTACTAATGCTGATGTTGTAGAGGATCATAATTTTGCTATGATTCAAGATAATGACGGCGCTTTTTGGTATAGTCAATGTCATCACGACTGTTTGTTTATTGATGGCAAAATGATTGACGGTGGTCGTGAATATATTAGATTCTCTGGGAATGCTGGAGATATTAAAATGTTTAAGGTAAAAAATGGACAATTTAAACTTGAGAGTGAGGAATAACTTATGGATATAAACGGTGGCTTACCATCTATAATTACAGAAAAGGATCGCAAGAACATCCAAAATGCTTTGCGTGAAATGTCTGATTCGATGACCCGGATTGCGGCTGAAAAAGATCATCAGAAGGCTATTGCCGAAAAGATGCTTGACGAGGTCGGAGTCCCAAAGAAGGATTTCAATAAACTTGCGCGGATTTATCATGCGTCTAGTATAATGGAAGAAGCGGCAAGGAACGAAGAGTTCATGGAATTTGCCGAAGCAGTAATGGCTCCACTGGAGCGTCAAATAGAAAGTAGTTAAATGAAAAACGTAAAACCCATTGGTTGGGTGACCACTCTTACTGAATTAGTAAATGTACCACGTGAAATGTGGGACAGTGTAATGACGGTAGAGAAATCCCCACTGCGCAATTTAGATCCCATGGTAGGGCATATGATCTTTCAGTGTCTGTTCTTTATCTGGTCTGGTATTTTTGCACTTATGGTTGGCAGTTATTTGGCGTTTGGAATTAGCGCTGCATTTCACCTATTGCTTGTGAGTGGTGTAACCATTACAGTTGTGACATTTCGTCAAGCAGAAAACAATCCAGGATCTCTAAACAATTTGCTAAAATCAGGCCGTAAATATGATGGTCGTGCAAATGGCGGCGAGCATGAGTAAAATTCAAGAAAAAATTACTGCTGTTATGGATGAAATCCAAGCACTTATGGAATCCCATCCACGAGCGCATCTTGAAGAAGGTACTAATATTCATAAGCTAATGGCTTCAGCAGGTTTATATTTTCAACACATGAACGATGAGAATAAAGATTATTATCAGTTCGTATCCATGGCGATTGAAGAAGAACGTGAGTGGAACTTATAAAATGTATTATGTAATGAATCTTAAAACTGGAAGTATCATTGACGTGTACGACAGTTTAGGTGAAGCTATGGAACTTGTTGATAGTAATCCAACTTGGACTATTATGATAAGGTATAATGATAGGAAGAAAATATGAGTGATAAAACATACTATTGCACAACTAAAGGACTTGGTTGGGCATTCTTAATTATCGTGCTTATGCTAACTGCATTGCCCGTATTAATGACCTTGGCAATGGTTGGTCCTGAAGATTATGCACGTTACTGCAAGTTGGCGATCCATTTGCCTTGCTTTGGAATTGGAGGCTCGGGAAGCTGATGCACATAATCAGAAGAAAAAATGGTGAAATAATTGCAATGGCATCACGTTATGAGGATGCCATTGCAATCGCCGATGGTACTCGAGTTGATAAGACTGAGTATGTAATTCAGGAATCATATGACCAGCAAGAATTAGCGGAGGTCTACCGTTCCTACTATGGTACGAGGTCACTATGACAGATGATGAAGTCAGAGTAGCCGCTCAAAAAGAAGCCGAAAAAACCTTTGATGGGTTTATACTATGGTCTAAAAGAACTACCTACGCTTCAATAGCTTTTCTATTAATTGTGGCGTCGTGTAACTTTGGGGTAGAGGATGACACATATCCCAATTATAACGGAGAACAATATAATCCGTCTGGCCTGAGTGTAAAGAAATGATTGAATATTACGATATAGTAATAGCAATAGTTTTTGCTTGGATCCTACTTAATATGTTGTTTGTTCCATATGTAGGGTTTGTATTTGCATATATGTTATATGAATATGGCTGGGGCTACTATTGTAATTATAGGAAAAATAACTCATAAAAAAAGGGAAGCCCGAAGGCTTCCCAAATACTCTTTAATAAAGTGGGGCGGTTGATCCGCCCTTCTTAGTATTGTATAGCTCTAATTAGAACAAGTTAGCTACACGTACACGACGGTAGTATTTGTTCGCATTAGCTGTAAGAGCACCCAGACCTTGTGAATCTTGGACCGCGCCTTCCGCAAATGGGTTTGCAACCATGCCGTAGCGAGTCTTAAATCCAATTTTTGGCTGGAAGGAATTCTCACCAATGGCACGAACCATTTGCAACGGTACATATGGGCAATAGAACAAGCCAGCATCAAAGGCAGAAGAACCTTTGTAACCAACAACCATGTAGTTTGAACCAGCATATGGATCAATGTATACACGATAGCGGCCGTTAAGTACACCAGCAAATGTGTTGCCTGTGTCATCAACTTCCAAAGAGTTTCCGTTAAGTGCAGGAGTATAATCCAACACACCAGCCATTTGAAGTGCAGAAGCAACATCAGAAGAACAGATAACCATGTTACCTTTTCCACGTCTTGTGTCTTTTGCAATTTGGTTAGCTTCTTGTTCAATTTGGAACATAAGTCCTTTGAACTTCTCAACAGACCAACGGCCGTTTGCATCAACATCTAGATCAAAGATGCCTGCATTAGCAGTTGAAGTAGCACCAGCAGAAGCAGTGTTGTAGATTGTACGAACAACTTCCCGGTTGATTTCTGTCAAGATTTCTGATTGCAGAATGTTAGCCAATTCTGATTCAGCATCCAAGCCGTGAACAGCTTTAAGATCCTGAGCCAATTCAGTGGTGTATTCCGCTTTCAGTGCACGTGACTTAGCAGCAACAGTTACTTTTTCAATAGAGAAAGCCATTTCTGCGTAGTTACCGCCACCAGCACCGTCGCCTAGGGCTTCAGCAGCACCTGTGGCCATACCTGTGCCTGTGTCAAACAATGAAGTGTTACCTGTACCTGCAGCACCAGTTGAACCAACCTGTGCACCTGTACCAGCATGAATTGTATCCGCTTCACCATAGAATGCTTCATTACCTGCCTGCGTATCATAGCGTGAACGCATTGCAAAGATAAGACCTGTTGGGCCAGTCATAGGCTGAACACCACAGATGTCATATGCAATTAGGTTCGGCATAGAACGGCGAACAAGTGAAATCAATACTGGATCATAACCAGCAGTTGGACCGCCAGCGCCTGATGCAGAACCGAAGCCGCCTGTGCCGGCATCATTGGTTGGTGCTTCTGTCAGCATGCTCATATTAGCAGACAGATCACCTGATTCATGGAGAGCTCTTTCTGTGTTCTCCAAAATCGTCGCAGTCACGGATTTTCTATGACTGTCCTGAATAGGTGAAAAAGATTCGTGCTCAAGGATTGGCCCCCACTTTTCCACAAGCTTTTGATAGTTTGTCTCTGACATATTTCTATCTCCTTGTTAAGTTATTTGATTACTGTTAATATTTATAAAAATTTAATTTTCAATTATTTTCTTGCGTTGAGCGCCTCAACAAGAGCGTTGACAGAAGCATAGTCAGAAACCGTCTTCCCCACCGTTACTTGTTCTTCTGTGATAATCTCATCTTCCTCATCAAGAACATTTTCTACTTTTGCAGCAGAAGTTGCCTCCGATACAAAGGTTTCCCTCAAGGTATTAAGATTAGTTGTGTACGCCTCAATATCTGAAGTGTCTAATGTCTCAGCAAGAGCACGTAGTCTCTCTCTTTGAGTAATATTCAATTCAGCTGAAGTTTCTTCAAAAATCTTTTCACATTTAAGAGAAGCAATCTCCTTAGTGAGCTCAATATTTTCATTCACGACGTCATTGGCTCTATCGTTAGATTCTGCCAATTCTTCTTCCAAATCTTTGACGATATCAAACTTCTCGTCGTCGATTTCAATGTTATGCTCAGTAAACAGATCTTTCAATCCATCCATAAGCGATTCTGCCATCTCTACCTTAATTCCGGCTTCGATTGCAACTTCGTTCTCTGTCATCCACTCATTAACTACATAGTCAAGATAGGAGTCAAGATTATCAACGATTTCTGTAATTTTTCCGTCAACAGCTTCAGACAATTCGGTTTCAAGCTTAACATTAAGCTCTTCCTCGATTGTTGCAACACGAGCCGTAACAGACTCATTAACTGCCGCTTCAAAGACCACAGAGATCTTAGATTTAAACTCTTCTGAAAGATCCATGCCTTCGATGATTTGTTGAATTGATTCCTCAACAACAATCACTTCTTCTTCCACAACTTCAGTTGCTTCCACTTCGGCATCTTCCTTCACTGCACCAGCCTTATCGCCTGCTGCTGGGGTCACTTTATCCATTTTTTCTTCTGGATGACCCTTTTTCTTTTTATCTTCGCCACCGGCTGGGGTTACAGGCTCTGGTACGCTTGAAACACCATCGTCGGCAACGAATCGTTTTCCTTTTTCTTCTGCCATCGGTATTCTCCTCTGTTCGAATATGAATTATTTATTACTAAAAATATTTATAAAAATCACTTTTTTAACGAAGAAACGAATGTCTCAAACATACGCGCTGCCGTGTTTTCGTCGATCTTCCTTGTGATTATGTTGTATTGTTTCTTGATTTCCTTCTCAATGCTTTCAACCACTTCCTTTACTTCCTCCTGGCGCTGTGCAGGCAACCAGTTATTTGAAGCAATGTCATAGTAGTATTCTACGTTTTCCATGATACCATTTACAAAGGCACTAGGTGCCGAAGGATCAGTAACAATATCGACAGTTGCAAGATGAAAATCGTCTTGAACCTGCATGATTCCGTCTTTAGTAGCTTTGACGGAACCTAACCCTCTGGTAGATACACCGATCATAACTCCCTCATCAATAAAGGTTTTTACAATCTCTCCCATAGGGGTACCTAGAATCTTGGCCTTACCATAAAAGTTAGACCCGTCTCTACGCATTTCTGTAATAAGGTGTGATACTCTATCACCATTAATTGCTGGTCCATCTGGATGTCCTAGCTCACCAATAGCTCTTTTCTTAGTAATGAAATCAGTATTATATCTTTGCATTTCTTTTTCAAGAATTTGGCTAGGATAGATTCTACCATTTCTATTTTTGATGTCACCTTGCATAAAGATGCCCTCAATGAAATAAGACTTCTTACCAGTCTCTTCGTTGAGCTCGGATCCGACCTCGCAACTTTCGGTAACTTCAGTAATAAGTTTCATTTTTACACACCTTTTAATATTTTTATTTTATTTATAACTTTACTCAGCTTCCTTAGCAAATGCCATGATATCTTTAAAACCCTGTGTATCCTTCATCATATTAGATTCCATCTCTTTACGATTTTTAGGATTCAGTGATTTCATTACGTCATTTAACATTTTGGCATCTTTTGGGGAAACCTTGACTGATTTGCCATCTTTAAGCTTCATGGTGCCAGCTTTAACACCTTCCACCATTTCTACTTGACTTTCTTCTTTCAATGAAGCAGGTCGTTTACCTGAAAGAAAGTGATGTAATGCTTTTTCATGAGCCGCAGCTGTGGATGATTTATTAGCACCAACCGTCCGAGTAGAAACCGTAGCTTCTTTTGAACCTTTGTCAGTATCACGTTGGTATACGTGATGGTTTGATACTGCGCCTGTTTTATTATTTTTAACATGAACATGAACTGTGTTGCCATATTCACCTGGTTCCTCATGATGAGGCACACCAGCCTTTTTCATTTTGTTGACTTTTGCAGTTACATGATTAGGAGCACCTTCACTGCCACCCTTTTTCTTAGGGCCTACGGTGAATGTATAATGTGCATGATCGACGGTACCTTCTTCAAGTGATTCATAATATGAAGAATACATTGGGTAGCCAGCCGCAAGGTTGGCAATATCATCATCGTCGTGATCATCATGTGGCTCATATCTCTTTCCTTCAGCATATGCATGAAGTGTTTTTAATTGTGCATGAGCCGCAGCCAATTTATTTTGAAACCACTCTTCAGGATCCATTGCCGTATCGGTCAAATAGTCCTCAATTTCACGAGCAGCATATTCAATAAATCTTAATTGCCCCACCATCATGGGAATTTCTTCCGACGGGTCCTCAGTTAATGGGGCCTCTTCTAAAAAACTTTTGAATGATCTCTTTTCTGGAACTGAAGTCTCTTCTTCAATTTGTTCTACTTCTTCATTCGTTTCTACTTCTTCCATCTTAGGAGAGGTTTCATTCTTTTTGGAATACGCCTGATCATATGCAGTCGTGTCCTGACCTTTCATATAATCACCAAGTCTTTTCTTTGGCATAGACTTAGGCTTGTAGCCTTCTTGATCACCCAAACCTAGCGGATCAATAATCTCTACTTGGTGTTGGTCTTTAAATTTCTTTTCCTCAGCCGGTTTAGGCTCTGCCACCTCGGAAAGAATGTTTTTAAACCTTTTCATTTTTCGATTCCTATAAGCTGTTTATTTTTATTTTATTTATTAAAGTTCGGGCTCTTGATTATTATCATTATCATTATCGGTATCAAGATCTGCATCAGGATCAGGTTCTGATTCCTTTTCCTGTTCCATTCTTTCTTGTTCTTCTTTCCAATCATCATCGCTTAATTGGAGAACATTTTTAACTACCCATTCTCTTGAATAATATGTACCAACATGATCTTCAACTTCTCTCAATGTTGACATACGTTCTCTAAGTATTTCAGCATCTTTGAGTTCATCAAAATAATTTTCTTGAATAAAATCATAACGAATTGAATTTTGTATTTCTGCCCAATCTTCAGGACTCATTACACCCTTAAGAATAAGTTGTTTTTCAAGAATAATACTGAAGAGCCAGGAAAATCTACTACGGATACGACGGATAAATTTCCCAAATTTTACCTCATCACGGCTGATTTCAGAAACACGACCAAATGAATACATTGTTTCTGGTTCAAGTCTTGATAAAGGAACCTTTAATGATTTGTATAACTTACGCTGGAAGTACTGTAAATTGGTATCGTCTGTTAACCCTGCGGCGTTACCACCTGCCATAACATCTACTTCCGTTGAGCGTTCGCCACCTCTCCGTGGGAACCAAAAGTCTTCCGTCATAGTCATCATCTTACGAGAGTCTGAAATCTCACCAGTTGATGAATTGTACTGCAACTTATTCTTATGACGAATCATCATATCTCTTAGATATTGTTCAGCTTTCGACTTAGGTAGGTTACCGACATCAATATAGAAGATTCTTCTCTCAGGAGCTCTTGTAAGAGTATAAATGACTGTAGCATCTTCCAGCATCCTTAATTGGTTCAGAGGTTTAATAGCTGGATGCAAATGTCCTAGAACCATTGAATTGTTTTCATTCATGATTCCAGAGGTCACACGAGCAATAGAATCTTTTGAGATCCTATAACCTTGTGTATTACCACCTGCAGACCCTGGCGTAGAATTAGTAAAGCCACTATCAGAATAAAGGTAATATTCATTCTTTAGTTTTTTAGTTGGAATACCAGAATGTGGATCCTTTTTACGCTTATCAATCTGTTTTACCAGTTTAATTTTACGAGGATCAATATATCGTAATTCAATAATACCTCGTTTTAAATCATCATCATCAATAATAATATGATAATTAAGCCGACCATCCACATAGAACTTATTGAAAATGTCGTAGGCATTATTACTAAAATCAAATAACGACAGAACATTTTTAAATTCTTCTGTTACCTTTTCTTTTACCTTATCGGGTAGATCCGTTTCTTCCAAAACAATTTCAACGACATCATTGTTAACATCAATCGAAATTGCCTCGTTTACAACCTCATCAATTGCCTGTGCAATTTCTGGTTGGTGTGACATACCGCGGTATTTAGTGACAAGTTCGGACTCACTTTTAGCAGCACCCTCCATATCAAGAAGAGTGCCATAAAAGCCACCCATAGCGTTGCCAACGGTAATGGCACCATCATCATTTAATGGTTCAGCGAAAGACACCGGGGCATTGTCTGCCTCGTCCTCAGGTCGCTTAATCTCAAAGCCAAATAATCGCATATCGTTCCTTTAATAATATAATAAATTTAATTTTTATGTGGTAGGAATACCAGTAACACCCTCTACTCTCCATAAATCGTATTGGAAGGTTACTGTAAACTCTTCGATTGTATCCGATGCACTCCAATCCATTGGAATACCTTCAACGGATACAGGGAACATTCCTTCAAATATGTATGAACGTAATGCACTGCCATCCTTACCAAATTGTGTAATGATGCCGTTCGATTTATAATCTTGTGGAAGTGCTCTGGTGTTTGCATCATGCGAGTTGATCGCATTAGTCCAAGCTTCCATTGCATTTCTGATTGCAAAATCTTCATCATTGATGATGGTTACCGTCCAATCTTCAAATACCCTATCGCCTGCGTATTTAACATTCCTACCGAAGTATGGCACCGTGTAGGCACCCAAGCTAGAGCTTGGGATACCAGCAGCACGTACCAAAAAGGGAACCTTAAAGTCAGCCTCAGGAGCAACAGGATTCAAAATTTGACATTGAAAGAGCGTTGGACGAGCACCACCACCTACTAGTTGTGATTTAAACTCGTTTATGTTAAAACTCATATCTTATCTCCTTGGTTTCTTTTATTTATGTCAACTGACCGACGATCTCATCAAATTCCACACCACTTCTAGTAGCGACGAATGTCAATTCAATGACATTGATGGATCTAGCAGGTTTGATAAAGATATTAGCCCGGAACTTATTCTGATCAATTACTGTAGGTGTATTTATTGACTCATCAGAAACAATTCTGAAGTCAATGATACCTCTACGACCCTGAATATCACGAAGGAATGGATCCACCGCATTTTTAAACTGGGTTTGTGTAAATTCATCATTCAGTTCAAACAAGAACGACTGTGCCGCAGTAGCAATAGCTTTTTCAACTGCAATAAACAGTCTGCGAACATTGAGTCGGTCGAATGCACTGTTTGCACCAAGACCTGTTTTATCACCAAATAGAACAATACCTTGTCCAACTTGTGAAATCACTGGGTTGACATCCTTTGCATAAAGCTGATCACGTTGAGCCTTATCTGGGTTAAATGCAAGTTTAACAACATTTTTGATAACACCCTTACGGAAACCAGCAGGTGATTCCCATGATTCAACACGTGATGAAAGTCCTGCAGTATCACCATTCAGTGGTACCCAGCGATATACATCGTTGTATTTGTCGTAGCGATACTTATAACCACTATCCATAAACATATATGAAGAGCTTTGCAACTTATCACGGTATGCAATAACATCTGTCATTTTGGAATTTACGGTTGTGGCATCAACTGCCGCCTCTTTGGATGGTGAAATGTATGCAACACAATCCTTACGATAATCAGCAATATTTGAGATAATGTAGTTTGCAAAATTACCAGCATCATCACCTTTACCTTGTAGGATAAAGGAAACATCTAGTTCATTTGCATTTTTAAATGTATCCCATGCAGCACCCATTGCATTCAATGTAACGGCACTTTCGCCTGCACCAGCAACGGCACCTGCAAGTGTTTCATATTCAGATGTTTGTGCTTCAAAGTGAGCAGTATTCGATACCTTAATCCAACTGGATTGATTTTCAATTACTGTGTGATAATAGTTATCTGTTCCGTCGCCTAATTGAGCACCAGCAGTTGTTGAAAGGTTATTATAAACCTCCAAAACGGTACCTTTAGCGCCAGAAATCCCACCATCAGAATCAACAACTGCTATATGATAGGCTGCGGCATCCGCGGCTTTACCAAATAGGTTGCTATATTTCCATTTTCTGGTGATATTAACTCTTCCAGGTAATGATTCGGCAATAGTATATCTGCCAGTAAAATCAAAATCATATTCGTATGCAGAGGCAGCCGCGGTATTTGATTGGTCAACCAATGCGACACCACTGGCATCCAATAATGTCTCGGTAACACCAGAAACTTCCAATTCTTGGTAACCAGCGGAATCGGAACCAATTACGACTACATCTGATACAGCAACAGAACCTGGAGCAATACGATTTGCAGCAAGTACCTGAATTTGAATAGATGTACTGTTAAACTCTAATTCTGGTTGAACTTGAGTAATATCTGCCAGATCCACCGCCAGGGCTTCACCAGTTGTAATAAGTGTGGCTTCAAAATCTGAGCCTTTGGCGTATGCAACTTCAAGTGAGTTACCCATTTCGCCTTTATATTTTGCTTCGAATGCACCAAAAGTAGTATTGGCGGCATCTAATGCACCAATTGAACCTGGGGTGGTACCTTCTACGTATCCGGGTGCTGCTGTATTTGCATAAGCGGTATCAGCAGTAAAAAATACATCAGTCCTACTATCCGCAACAGTGGCACCATTATCGGCACGTGTTACAAAAATTGGATTGGCGTATGCTAGAAAATCAGCTGCAGTAAAGAACGTTTCGAAATTACTATCATCGGGTGTTCCAAATCTACTAACAAGATTATCCTCTGACGTAATAAGAATAGGTTCGTTAACTGGACCCCATCTGAAAACCCCAGCTATTGCGCCGGGTGGTGTTGCGATGGCCGGTACTGTTGCCGATGCGTCCACCTCTCGAACAATAACGGAAGGACTTACGGTAAAAGCCATATCTTTCTCCTTTATAAAATTATTTTAGAAACGGTTTTTTAAATTTCATGTCACTATGTTTATTTATAAAAATATTGTTTTAATAAGTCCAGTCCCTTTCAACCGCCACGAATCCCTCGCTATCACCGCTTTCGTCGCCGATATCAATAAATCCGAAAGGTAGAAGATCTTCTTCTATTTGCTCTTCAGTTTTTTCTCTTAGTGCCATCATCGTATTTATATCAGTCATATCTTTAAAATATCCCTGATCAGTAAGCCAAGCAAAAATGACTAAATTCATAACCAAATCATCATGTGAACCCGATTCTGCTTCGTATGAGTTACCCTTTTTGGAAAAACGTGATAATTCCTGGATAGTATTAAAATCACAAACCAATAACTGATTTTGCTCAATTAACATTTTTAATATAGAACAACCTATTGATTTTACACTCTTGGTAGTTCTAATCCCACTATCAACTGCCTTCCCGAAGCCACTAGATATTCTTTTACCACTACGCCCTGCGTTTTCGGTATAGAGAACATTTTCGTAACCATAATCCATTAATAAAACATCAGCAACTTGTTCACCAATATCGTTGATTTCCACCAACACAGCTGCTTCGTTATAAAAATTGCCTATTCTATATATAACACTTGCAAAATCAACCGGTGTTATAAGATTATCCCTAAATGTACAAACCTGTTTATAGGGCATTTCTGTAATATCAATTACACTAAATGTTGAATAGTCAAGTCCTTTTCCTCGAGATACATCACATGTCATTGCATACACACGATCGTCAATTGGTTTTTCATATTGACAGATGTTATCTCTTTCTAACACTGGTCGTTCATACACCAGTTCCTTTAATTTGGAACCATCAATGAGTGTTCCTGAACTACCTAAAAATGCACATTGGTATTCCTGTGCAAACTTTTGTTCGTCATAATCAAGTGCTGCCAGTGTTTCATTTTTCCAATTATCATCTCTACCAGGAACATCGTTCCACATAACCTTTACAAATTCATATCCGTTGGTTTGCTCTTCAGCACCCTTGCACGTCTTATAAAAATGATTCAAGCCATTGGGTGTGGATGTCATTAAAAGTTTGGTAGTTTCACCAGATGAGATTGTAGGATAAACAGATGCAAAAAACTCATCGTAACCTTCAATAAATGCAACCTCGTCCAGGTATAGAAATGAAATTGATTTACCACGAATAGCGCTTGACGATGTAGTACCAGCATAGATTTTACAACCATTTTCGAGAGTGATGTTACCCTTGTTCCACTCCTCTACTCCCTGCTGAATCCATTTTGGAAGTGCTTCATATGCCAATTGAACTCTACTGAGTACTTCTCTCGCAGAATCTCCTTTGTTTGCAAGGATAGCGACCGTCTTAAATTCATTAAAGAGTATATAATGGAGAATAACAGCTACTGCTGTAGTTGTCTTACCTGACTGTCTAGCTGTAAGTACTGCGACCCGACGATTGTTTGTAATCTTTGTGGTAATTTCCTTTTGGTAATCATACATGTCCATTGGAATCAATCCACGGTCAACATGTACAATTTTAATATAATTTTCCGCAAAGTAAACTGGATCCTGGGCACACTTCATATACTCCTTAATAAGATCCGGTGTAAACTCAAGTTCCTCACCGATCTTTTTAAGGTTAGCATTGCCTAGGTATCCAACAGAAAGCATTATTCTTCGCCCTCACCTTTAATCATTTTTAAAAGATCTGCTGTTGACACAATTAAGTTATTATTGGTAACATTTGATTCTGCCTTAGGACCTGTATCATCAACAGCGTATTTCTTTTTGGTTGACAGATCAACAAAATCCTTGTTTGCATCCAAAAGAGTTTTCATCAGAGTTGACACAACTTCAAATGCCCGAGGTGACTCGGATTGTTTTGCAATTTCAACCATTTCCTTTACTGCGTCATCACCCATCTCAATAATATTTTGGACGTTTTGTCTTGCCAGTTCAATATCGTTGATGTTTTGGTCATTTGTTTCTTGAACAGCAGGTAAGGTCTCTTCAAATTTTTCTATATTTGCAGGAGTAGCCTCATCTATTACCTGAGTAACTTCCTTAATTTCCTCATCCGAATCCTGAAGTTCTGCAAGAGGAACGATGCCGAGGGATTGTGCAATCTTATCTTCACTCATCCTCATTGTCCTTTATTAATTTTCTGGCAGTAACACAAGATCCAAAAGGACGAGCATAGACTGTTTTGCCCTTATCAGGACTTTCATAAATCATCGGTTCGTTATTTTGTGTTTTATTTTTATCTTTTTCAACTTTATTCATATCTTTAATCCTCAGAAGGTGGCTTAGTGCCCCATTTACGCTCATATGTATCATCTGTCGCATATGAATCTGCCCATTTATTTTCCGTAAATCTTGCAAATTCGATTAACTTATCAATATCGTCATGAATATCAATAATCCATTGCTCTATTTTAGCAAAATCATCTTGAATAAGTCCATTATTATGCTTAATTCTAGTATCGTTGGATTCAATAAATTTGTTTAGCACCTTGGTAAGATGATTTAGATCATCCCTGAGATCTTTTATATCACGTTCATCATTGATCTTCTGCTCGACTGCTGCCTTTGCTGTAAGACCTTCGACTTCGATTTTTAATGTATCTATTGTTTGAGCTTGTTGAGCAGTCCACCATACAAATGTACTCACCTGTAGTACGATTGCTACAATAACTCCTATTCCAAATTTTAAATTCATTTTTTATCCTTTTCCCTATCGGCAACTCTTTTACGCAGATCAGAGGAAGAGAAACGATGATCACGTTTATTAAAATATAGCTGAATACCACGTGATTTACAAATATCCTTGCCTGTAAAATCCTGTTCTTTATATTCCTCGCCCATGATCTTAACGTCAACCTGATACATACTCAAAATATCCTCAAGATCCTTTTCAGAACCATAAGGAATAATTTCATCGACATAACTTACAGCGTTTAATTGAGTATACCGTTCAACTACGGTTTGGACTGGTGGGTTTTTTGAGGGGCGGTCCATGCTTGGATCAAACTGTAAACCACAGATCAAATAATCACACTGTTGTTTTGCTTCTCTCAGCATTTGCACATGTCCTGCATGCAATAAATCAAAAGTACTTGCCGTAAAACCAATTTTCATTTTCATCCTCATTCAGTTACAAATCACAAATATATTTAGACACTTACATTATATAACATTTTTTCTTAAAAGTCAACAAAATCTTTTTTCACTTTTGTTCATTTTTGTGTTGACATTATCTTAGTTTGGTGTATAATTAGACTATGGTCTATAAAATACAATTAAATATTATTTGGATCATCTACAAATGACACCGTAGCCCAATTATCATCAAAGTCAATATCATTAAAATCAATTGTAAGGTCGGGATCAGTAGTAGGTTCATTATTAGCAGTCATACCTGGTTGTAACACAACAGCAGAATCAAATGTATTATTTGCATCAGAAGCAGGTACCGTAGAGGCAACATTTGTCTGAATAAACTTAATGACCTGTCTCTCTTTATTTGGTCCAAAATACCAAGCCTTCATTGTGAAATTAAGAGTCCACATGATGGCTCTTCTCTCCAAAAAATCACCTTCATATATTTCTTCATTCTGTATGTCATTTAAGACCAATGGAATATCTAACGGATCCAGATCTGGAATTAGTTTAACAGTAGAAGTAAATTCTGGATTAAAAAATGGTATGATTTGTTCTACTATCTTTACAGCATCTTCTGCATACGATGCCATAATATTAAGAGAAAATTGGATATTGTATGGTGCTGGAACCCAAAAGTAATTTCTGCTACCTGTAGTCTCATTGGCTACTGTCTGCAAGACTTTTCTGGTTGGTGCAAGTTTTCTTTCACCATCATAGAACATTGCATTAATTTCAAAGGACATTCTCGGTAGAGTAATTGCCTGTGCTTTAAAGTCTGGATCTTGATTGAGTCGTGCAAGAATCTTTTGATGCGGTGCATAAGAGATAGGCACAATCATTTCTTGTACCACAGCACCTTCATTATCTTTTCTTTTAATTTTCAGCTGATTAAAGTATGTTCCAAAAAGAGCAACATATTTCCTTGTAAGCTGATTATAAAAATGATTTGCTATTGCCATATCATGAATCCTGTATATCTAATGGTTCAACTTCGATTGTTTCACTAAACGGATCCATTTCTGTAAAGTCAATAATCTTGTCAGCCTCTATTTCAAACTGCCAGTTATCAGCAAGAGGATCTGTCGCCTCTACCGCAGCCAATGTATTAACAGTATTTGCAGTGAGATCTCTATCAGCAAAATAAGTATCAATATTTTCACGACCAGTCTGGAATCTTTCTCCTGACCATTCTGCCAATTCACATTTAAGATCATATACTTGTAGAGCACCCATCTGATAGAATATACTCTCATGCTCAACATGCATGATTTTAAAGAGTTTACCATTTAATGGGAAATAGAAATAATCACCTTCGAAAGGTCTAGTTCTAGCAGGTCTGTCCTTTGTAACAAATCTTTCATATGTTCTAAATGCGACACTAAATGTAACCTGGTCTCTGATTTGTAGACCGAACTTAGAGAGGAAATCTCCTTCACCCTCGAACCCATCTACATTTTTAACATAGCCTTCAAATTCAAATGTTTCATCATAGATAGGCAAATCATCTTCATTCAGAATTTCATCAACAGCTCCACTGGAACGGGTGATGTAAATAAGATCCACACCATAAATTTGAATTGATTCGATTACAAGATCGTCAATTAAATTCTGTTCGTTGAAGTTGTCATAATTCTGAAAATAAACATTCGTTGCCATGATTTATCCAATAAAATTATATGTGAGGGGTTGAAGATTACCTATGGCATCTTCTTCCATCCTTTGACGTTCGTCTCTTGCCTCTTGCAGTATTTGTTCACCGTTAAATGAAACACCACCTACAAGTTGCATATTACTAAATTTTGTAAGATTTAAGCCCCATTGTTCTCTAATTAAAACAGCTGCATAGTTCTGTAACCAACGATCACTCCATACATCTGTATATGTGTTAGGATCAATTACATCATACGCCTCGACAACCACATATTCACCAGCAACAAGATTCCCGGCACTAGTATCTATATGTAATCTATTGACGTGCCGATTATATCTAATTAATGGGCGACCAACCAAAATCTCTTGCATAAATTCAAGATTCTGCATTGTCATATAATAGTGCTGAAGATTATAACTTGTAATGTCTTGGATATTAGTTAATACAAATTGATATTGAACATTAAAAATACCAGACCCAGATGATATTGATGACGATAAATCAAAGACTTTGGAAATACCTAGAATGTTTTTAGGCATGTCAATCCAGCCATTCTCGACATCATCTTCAGTAAGTTGATGTTTTAAATAAACTAATTGGCTACCGTTGTAGTGATAATCTCTCCAAAAAGAAACCGCCTCATCTACGCGATCTTCTACCTGATCCTCAGCTACATTGATCTGAATTACAGGAGCACCTATTTTTCTAAGAACATATTCTACAAATTCTTGTCTTGTATCAGGTTGTGCCATTTATTGGTACCTTACTATAGTTTTATTTTTATTTATATTATTGGCCTGATTCCGTTTGATGCCCATAGTAGCCTGTTGCTATGATGTTTGCACCACCTGCGTCAGTCGCAATATCAACTTTAGCAGAGCCATTGGCAAAGGTCCATTGTGAAACTGCCCATTTAACATCTCTAGTTGATGTTAATGCATGCCAAGTGTTTATAGTGTCTGAATTTGCCGGGGTTGCAGTATCACCAGAATTAGATGAATGCCGCCAATAATATGTCTGTGAAGGATTGGAAGTATTAATCCAAGAACCTTGTTGGGCGTCACCCGATGAATCACCTATTCTCCAAATTGTTCCGTCTGATCTGAACTCCCAGCCGATAACAATAGAAACGCCAGGTGTTAAACCAAATGCCAGTACTGGTGAGGCTGAAGAACCACTAAGGCTAACAGTCTCAGTAGGAGTGTTACCAGTATTATCCCACGTAAAGGTATATCTACCCGATGAGCTAAGATTATAATAAGTTACAGGAGTGTCTGTATTTTTTTGTCTCAGGAAAAATCTAAGATATGCAGTACCTGATGAGGAATCAGATTTTTGCCAATACCATTTACGACTGGTTACAACACCATCTCCTATCGGCAGGTCTAGATAAGTATTAAGTGGTTCAGTAGCAGAGCCATTTGGTGTATCACCACTGCTCTTCTGCATGTAAATTGTGTAGTGAGATCTTGTATTTCCTGGTGATGGTGGTCTGCCGCCATTCCATTCTCCAATATAGTATTTCCCACCAGGGTACTGATTACCAAGTCCGTATATTTTACCATCTTCATTAAATTCAATGCCTGGATCTGCAGATGTGTTATCAGTATCACTTATAGTAATACTACTAAGAATGTCTGCATTTGGATAGACGCTAGCATTTCTTTGTTTTATTTGAAGCATGTCCTCGGGCGCACGTATTCTATTATATACATTTCTTTCATAATCCAGGAACCCTCCACCACTACCAAGCAATTGATCAGAGTCTGGCCATCCATAGGTATCTCTTATAGACACCCATGCAAGAGATTGTCCTCCATAAGTTCCAAGGACTAGACGGTGATTGTATGAAAATAACCCAGATCCTATAAGGACATTTTCGTAGTCATCCGCAGAGGAAGATGTAAAGTATTGACCTTGTGATGTCCCATCAAGATTAAAGAAACAAAGTACTCCATTTGAATTGGTCTTTGCAGCAACTGATCCTACAAAAATCCGAGCATCTTCTACTTCAAGTAATGCACCAAATGCCTCTGCTGTTCCGGCAGTAAAGGCACCAAAATTTAGTGTTTTAAGCCATTCACCATTCAGATCATATATGTAAACATTACCCTGTGTAGTTGTTTCAGTCTCGCCTGATTGGTACCCAGGTGCAGAAATAAAAATTTTATCAAATGCTATTCGAACTCTTGTTCCAAACATATTATTATCTGCTCTATTAGCCACTATTTCTTCGATAGTGTTTATGAGTTGGCCATTTAAATCATAGACATATACTTTGCCGCGGTGGTGTCCTGCATTTCCAGCAGTCCAAGCATTGGCATTTACGTCTACATCTGACCATAATGGATTTGAAACTACAATTCTACCACATCCAATTTCAGAGCCTTCGCCCCAACCTTCATAATCAGTAGGTGGTGCTACCCCTGGTGTAAGATCTGGGTCATACAATATGTGCGTTACTTGAGCATGCTCATTAAGTAATACGGTATTATATTTGTGGTAACTTCCACCGGTAACTCCATTATTGGTAGCAATAGTTTTTAAAGAAAGTATTCCATGACCATATCCAGACTCTTCCGAGCCTAAATTGTAAACTGCCATAAGTGAAGTACTTCCAGTAATTCTGTCTGAAATCTCATCATCTGTAATTTCAGCATGCACATTTCCAAAATAATCAACTAATTGTGCAGACTTTAAGACTATAAATCCAGAGCTGGTCCACATCATACCATTTGTACCTTGCTTCATGGAATTTGTCGACAGACTATTTGCTAGTTCCACTCCTCCAGTAGAGTTACCTGGCGATGGTATAAATGGAGCAAAAAGAACATTCTGTGCAGTTGCTCCATTTGAAGGCTGTGATGAATAGGAATTAATTTTGTTAAGACCAGGGTAACCTGGTGATCCAGAGACTAGTGTAGCTTCAAAGCTAGGCGGAGGCGATCTGAAAAATCCATCATTATACTTACCTATAATATGGCCGAAGGCGCTATCCTTCCTCATTTCCCAGCCCCACGGGCCCGAAGTACTAGTTGATCCGAATGCAAAAAGCCCACCAGATCCTTGTATTCCGCCGGTGGTAGTAAATCCTAAGTCGTTTGCAGAATCACCCCCTACAAAGGAACTTGTAGCGGTCTGTCCTCCCATCCTACCCATAAAAATACCTGGTCTGGACGTAATGTAGTTGTATGATCTGAATGCCATTTATAACACCTTAAAAGGTAATGTTGTTAAAGTTTGCAAATGTCGATACATCATTTAAATCAATAGCTTCTAATCTATCAGCTACTTTTCTTTTTCTACCTATAAGATTTCCAATAACACGATCATTTTCCTCTGCCTTTGCTATAACCTTAGGTGCAAGAATTGCAACTGTGGTTTCTCTTGCGTCTGCGATTGCGGTCAGTAGTGGAGTTGGTACTGAGTTGTCAGCTGTATATGCTAGTGCCTCTACTCTTTGCTGTGCAAATGTTGATTTTTCGGTCTCAGAATAGCCATTCGCGATGGCTGCAGCCAGAACCATTTGGTTAAATGAGCCTTCAGCCTCTGAATTTTTTGCTATTTTATAAGTCTTTGCAGCAGCAATTTTTTCTTCATCAGTTGTAAATCTATCAAACGCCTCAAAATGTTCTGTCCATACACCATCAACTAAATCAACACTAGTCGTACGAACTGCTTGATCCCAATTCAAAGAAGGAATGTCTCCCTTCTCTACTATAACATATTCTGCCGGAAGATTTGATTTTAAGTTTTCTAGTTCTGGGTGTTGTTTAATTACTGTCAACAGTTCTGGGTGTTGAAAATGATCCAGTAAAGGAAACTCTGCTATTTCATTCGTGTCTGGATTGATCTTAGCAATACGATAAGACATATTATAATTCCTCTAATTTTGTGTTACACCTGTAGACTTTTCGATAAGTCCATCATAGGTTGTTGGTATTTTGAATATATTTATACATGCGTCTGTTGTATTCCAGGTATTGGGATGTACAAAGATACCATAGCCCATAGCAAATTTGCTAGCGCCTGCTTCAGAGCCAAAAGCTGCTCCCGATGTATTGCCTGCCATATCTTCTGGATATATTGTGTCGATATACCTACCATTAATATCATGAAGTTCATAAGGTTTATAGTCTTCTGTATTCGTAGGCGCTCCGGTGTCGGCGGCCGCTTCAAACGGATACAAAACTTTGGTCATAATTAAGCCACCGTATATTGACAGCCCGACCAGCTGATATGATCTATTAGAGTCACTATCAAGAGCACCCCCACGCGCCCCTACAAGCGACCATAGATAATTACCATCCATATCAAAGACGAACTTTGCACCCATATTCCTCTGGCTAGGATTATCCACCCGTTGTCCATCTATTACTATTCTGCCAGATCCTATTCTTACATCAGCTCCTAGTTTAATACTTGTCTGTAAACTTGATCCATAATTAGTCTGCCATGGATGAAAAAGTATCTTTTCAAAATTTCCGTTGAGATCAAACATATATGCAGTTCCCATATTAGCCTGCGTTGCCGCCTGATTGGGAGAATAAAAGATAGAGTCATCCTGAGAACAAATAACTATTTTTCCGCAACCGACGGCTTGTTGGGCTTGAGATCCTCCGCCGTATGTACGCCCACCAAAACTTGCACTGTAGGCCGGTCTATCATAGTCATACACCATTGGATCTGCATTACCAAATTCATTTGCTGAAGTAGTCGAATAATATTCCATCTCATTCTTCCAAAGAATATTAGGACATATTATATTTCCGTTATAATCATATATAGTAGCATTTCCTTGAAATGAGCCTACGCCAGGGTCACCGCCAGGTGGAGTAAATCTGTAGTTTCCACTAGCTCTTTGCCTACCGACGACTATTCTTCCACAACCTGCCGCTGCGGCCATACCAAAAGCATCTGAAGATGAATATAACGTAGATGGAATAGGAAGTGTGCGCAATAAATTGCCCATTTGATCGTAGACATATGTTCTACCGACCTCAAGCTCGGTGGCACCATTATCGTATGCATTAGGATCGTTATCATAATCATTTGAATGTACTATAAGTAAACCATCAACACATATAACACCCCAACCAAATCCAGTATCATCCCCGATACTAGTTTCAGGAGCATCTATTCTTCCAAGATAATCTCCTTCAAAACTAAACATAAAAACGGCGCCGACATCATTATTATAGTTATACTGACCTACAAATATTCTGCTGTCACCAATTGCGACACCACCGTTACTAAATCCTGCTGTAACATTGGGCGGCTGTACAGTGATACATGTTGCTTGTATATCACCTGCGGTATAATTACTTAGGGTAGGTTTGTCACCGATGGATTCTGGATTACCTGACCCTAACTGTACATTATCTATGGACGTCAGTATATCTCCTGCCTTCCCAATGTGTGTTTCGGCTTCAAATCCGGTACCCTGTGAGGTTTTAATTGCCATATTCTATTATCCTATCCGCTATATATTTGTGGTGATTGCCAACTTAAGCCTCGGGTGCCAGCAATATCAATGGTTGAATTATATTTTCTCCAGCGATGTGCTTTACTCATCACATCTCTTGGTCTCATTGGCTTTGTACCTGCTCTTATCTCTAAGTATTCTGTTCCAGTACTGTTTAGCGAATATCCTAATATGTTAAATTCCATGGAGGTACAATTTTGAGCCACATAATGAGTTCGAGTACCATAACTGAAACCACCTGAGATTGAAAAATCATCCATGACATTATGTGCATATCTGTCATATGCAATTAAGTGGTTATTATTAAGCCTACCCATTGATTTGTATCTTCCAAATCCATTATATGTGACTGTGTTGTTCGGGGGCTCTATATGACTTATGTATATTCCACTCATCGTATCATATGTAAATATTTTTTTATTAGTGTCGTTTCCTATTCCAACAAAAAGATGTGTACCATCTCCTTCAATCCAATTACCAAAGCCTGTAATTGTAGCTGCTCCATCCGTTGATCCCAGTGCCAAGGTCATAGGAGGTCCTATTTCACCAATAAATTTTCGGCTAAGTGAACTGAACATATATACTGCTCCGACATTATTACCCGTAAAAGGAGCACCTATAAAGAGCTTATCATCAATTACTTTCATACACCAACCATACTTATC